TTCCTATTCTCTTTTTTATTTCTCTATTTCTCATTACTATTTCGTGTGATGGGAGTCCTATCAACTTTAATGGTCATGGTGGGTCCCGTAGCACTAGTGGTTATTTTGATCGTAATAATAGTTCTGTATGTTTCAAAAGTTCACAACGGTCTTATCCGTTGTGTATCAGTGACCCTGATCTATGCCTTGGAAGCTGGATGTATGGCTCTGCCTATTCTATTGGGCGTACTGTTACTGATTATTTCGATTTTAAATCCCCCATTTGTAATTCAGGATATGAAGGAAGAGATTTCTTGCATTGGCGTGATCTTTGTCATCTACCTACCGTTTTGGAGTCTGATGTCATATATGATACGTCTGATGCCGTTCATAAAGAACGTGTCGTACGCACGTGCACTAATCTTGGTTGTTATAACTGTACCATTGAGTTCGTCTCTAACGAACTGGCAATTATACTGTCTATGTATACTGCACGTTGTAATTACTATTTACCTAAGTTATATGGCTTTGAACTTAGCTGTGGCAAGACCACCTATATACCACCCATCGGGGAGAATACTACCGATTTCACAGATATTCTTTCACATATGGGATCTTATATTAAGGATACAACGCGTGTTTATTACAAAAGCCTTGATAGGTTTCTCCAAGCCAACTTTGGTTGGGCTACTGCTTCTTCTTTTCCCGATGTTCGGGGGGTCCTTGGAGGGATTATATCATCTGCAAATGTTGACCTTGTATCCTATCTTTGTTTTTGCCTTTTGCTTATTTTTGTACGACATATTTTCTTTGGTTTTATACCCGCCGAACTCGGTATTATGCTTTTACCGGTCGGATTTGTCTGCAATCTTTTACCATATGCAGTCCCTTTCTCTATTTTTACCCATTTCATTCAGAATGGCAGTTATAACAACCCAAGAGGTGGATTATCTGTCATACAGTGGTTACTCAATATTTTCCAGTTGTCACTCATTGTTTTCACAGTTTGTGCACCTTGGAACAGTAATATCGTTGATTTACGTACTTTCTATACTGTATTGGGCTTTGTCTCCTATTTGTATTATATGGATGTCTTTAATTTATCATTGCTTTTTAATTATCCTTCAAGGTATTTTAAGGCCTTTGGTATTTGTGTGGTATTGTCTTTGTACGCTTTTCTTTCACCTAAGGTTTTGGGTTTCTGGATTGTTTTACCACTTGTCGTTATTGCTCTTTATAATTACATCCGTAGGGAAAAATTGGAAATTACCGTTGCTATCAGTAGCGCTGGTGATGTTCTTCACCCCTTGCAAGGCGGACCGAGAAAGTCTGTTACAAGAGTTGGAGAAGTCACCTTTAGAGCGTGGCTCTTTACTACCGTACTTAGTTGTTCTTGGGCTACTTATGCTGGCTCAGTTATATCCTTCCCGTTTTTGGAGTCATGGATACCAAAGATGCCGTCTCTCGTATATACATTGGAAGCAGCTCTTAAAGGCTCTACTTATATGCGAGTCGACCATGTTAAGAGCGTGTGCAAGCTTTTTAACGCTAAGGGTGATTACAGGGGTACCGTCACTAATCATGGAGGTGTTATGTCTACAGCTTACCATAACTTTCAGGATAGTAGTGATCCCCATGTTGGTTATTATGTTGTTGTTGGAGATAACAATTATCCAGTTAGTATACTCTATCACAAAAACGATAAATGTTTCCTTAGACCTCTCGGGCTTCCTTATAAGTTGTTTCCATCTATACCGATGTCTACATTGGCTAACGAAAAGTCCAAATTTGCTGGTAATCAAGAACAAGCTTATATTGTTTCTTACCCAGCTGATTTTCCCATGGGGGTTATATCAAGCGGTTCTTATGACACTGACTTCCATTGGGCTTTTACTAAGCCTGGGTCTTCTGGAGCATGTCTCATTGTTTGTAATAAAGCTGTGGGTGTTCATGTGGGTGGGTCTAATACTGAAAACAGCCACGAGCTTTTTGAGGATGTTGATCTCTTATTAAGTTCTGGAAAAGTTCCTGAGTCTGTGCCTGTTCCTAAACCTAGAAGGCCTAGGCGAGCAGGTATTGGTGTTTCTAAACAAGAAACCAAGGTTCCTGTTAAGGGAAATAATCCCCCATTAGGTAGATCTTATCGCTTTAAAAGGCTTGAGGCGAGTTCTAATTTGGATTCTTTTTATGATGGTGCTCCACGTTTTTTAGCTAAGTGGTGTAAAGGAGATCCTACAGCTTCACGATTTATTAAACATAAGGAAAGTGGTCCTTATTCTGATGATGCCTGGGTTGCTCAATTTTATAATGAAGATTTTGAACAGCAGGAACAAGAGGATAATAGTGCCCGTTATGATAAAATTTATCGTGAACTTTCTGAAGGAAAACATCAAAAAGCAGTAGAACGTGTTGCCCAACGTCTTGGATTAGAATATGATGCTAATAGGCGTTCTTGGAGGACTACTGGTGACAATGTTCGATCCGTTATGATGGAAGACATTGCTGATCTTACAGCAGATGAGTTGTTTGAAACTGCGTTTGCTGAAGAATATGGTCGTCATTCTACTAATTGGCTTGAGTATCATGGTTTTATTGGTCGTGATGAAGAAAGAAATATGCGTATTGATGATGATTGGAGGTTTATTAATGAACTTGATGCTTTTGGTTATAATACAAGGTATTCTGTAGGTGACATTTATGTTTCAGCTTATCGTGATGCAATTCGAGCAGATTTAAAATCTCAAAAGAATGGATCCGCGGCTACTGAGCTTAGTGATTATATGGATGCAGATCATTTTGATTATAATTATTCTTTTGAATCAGCTTCTTCTGGAAAGAAACCTTTGAGTCAGGTCGTTAAAGAAGATTCAGCTTCTTCTTCTAAGTCTGACCCCATGCAAATAACCTTGACTTCTCTTCTTACTGAGTTTTCTGAAATTCGTACTTTTTTGAAGGAATCAGCTGATAGACAAAACATTTTAGAGGACAACTTACAAATGGTTGCAAATGCTTTAACTTCTACTGATAAATTTACTAAAGAATTAGCTGAAAAGCAAGTTTCTTTAGGAAAAGTTAAGCAGGAGCCAAAAACTGTTAAAGAGGCTGTCCCAATTAGAATTCGTTCTTATTGTTGTCTATTTTGTGATACCTGTTATGAGAATGCAGATGCTTATAAACAACATATTTTGAGTTGTTCCAAATGTGATGTTTGTGGTGTCGCTCGAACGTTTGGCGTTGGTCATGATTGTTCATTAGTTCAACGAAAAGATAGGCCTGTTAAGGCTGTTATTAAGTGTTCTGATTGTAATCGTGAATTTAAACCCCTTAAACCACATTTTAAGATCTGTATAACCTGTAATAAAGGAAAATTAAAGAAAGGTGATACGTCTAAACATTGTCTTAATTGTAACGCTTCATCTATATTCGATCATTGTAAGCAGTGTATAGATGATGGTTTTAAAACGTGTATTGATTGTCATCATTCGTTTAAGAATACAAATAGATCTGTTATGAGGTGTATTAATTGTCATTCTTCCTCAAAGAAACCTGTTAAAGAAGCAGCTGGTTCTTCATATCTTTCTGAAAAGAAAGGAGAATTTATTGTTGCTTTTGTTAGAGCGGGTGATCTTCCTACTGAACGATCATTGTTTATTTCAGCAATTACAAGCCTTATGAAACAGTGTGGTTTACCAGTTTCTGCTTGGCCTGATCTTGCTCGTGATCCTGCTGTAGCACATGTTCTTACAAATATGGGTTTCCATGGTAGAAACGCCATAAATTTTCGCGTGGAGATCGAAGCGCCCTCGGAGAATCTAGTCTCAGAGGGTACTTCGAGTTAAGTGAGTCCCGTGTTTCCCCTTCCCCCCCTCATTCCGGCACCATTTTGGATTCTAAGGAAATCGGATCTCAGGTCTTAAGAGGTTTTTACGTATCAAGTATTTCACAGACTTTTACTTCTAAGAAAGTAACTTCTGGTGATTATGTTGGCCGTAGATGTCCTTTTTATGATCAATTTTTAAGAGAAAATCCTGGTTTTCGTGATCCTCGTCCTGGTTTTTATCCAATAAAGTCTAATGTATTTAATGTATGTAAGGCTGCTTCACTTTTTGGTGATATTGATAAAGATTTTTTACATGACATTAATTTACCTATTTTGTGCGAAGCTGTTCAATCTTTTTTGGATGGCCCTCTTCGTAAAATTAATGGTTTTTGTAAAATTTGGGATGCTGGTGCTGTTAGAATGAAAGCTTCAACATCTGGTGGTTTTATGAGTAAAGATTTTGATTTAAGATCTAAGTCTGATTTCATTGCCACCCATGGTGATTTAGTTTATCCTTATTGGAATACTTTTCATAAATCATCATTTATTGAGCTTTGGAGGGAGTTTGGAAAGGAAGAACTTACTAAAGAAAGTAAGTTTAATGCCGATGATATCCGCACCATAATTTGTTCGCCACCTTTGTTGTATTATGCTGGTATGATGGCTGAAGGTCATTTTAATGACCTATATCATACTGTTCATGATGTTGGCATTGGTTGGAGTAAATTTTATGGTGGTGTTGATAAGTTGGTTCGCCGTTTATCTGGTTATAATGAAAGAGGTGATGTTTGGAAATGGGATCGACATATGCAGTACATTTCAATGTGTGTCTGTCAATATGTTCGTTGGGAGTGTTTATCTGATGAGTATAAAACTTATGATAATTGGTTACGTTTTAAACGTTTACTTTATGAAAAAGTATTTACTCTTCGTGTTCTTCCAAATGCTCAAATTATTCAGAAGTTGGATGGTAATTCTACTGGTTCTTGGTCCACTTCCACTGATAATGACGTATGGCATCAAATACTTCGTCGTTATGTGTATCGTCTTTTAACTGATATGCCTTGTTCTACTTACACTAAGCATGTTGTTCTTACATCTTATGCTGATGATTATGTTGAAGATTCAGATGATTTTATTTTAAATCATGGTTATCTTCCTGATCTTAAAGTTGCTGAGTTTGCAAAGATGGGCATGAAATTGATATTAGAAGACCCCCCTTTCATTAAAGGCCCTTTAGGAGTTGAGTTCCTTGGAGGCCGTGTTATATTCCGTAATGGACATTATGTTATGGAACCTTGCCGTCCTGGGAAGTTTCAAGCTGCTTTAATTTGGCCCGACAAACGTGAAGATTTAAATCTCGCGTTGCAACGGGTTACAGCTTTGTGGAGTGAATCTTTCGGGGATGAAATACTTTTTTCTAAAATAGGTGTTTTTCGTGAGTGGTTGATTAACCACGGGGCTTCTCTTCCTGAGAATGCTCCGTCCGAATTTCTTCGCCTTCGTAAGAAAGAAGATGTTGCAAAGTTATGGTTTGGACAAGAATAGCGTTCTTTTCATATTTTTTTTAAACCTATTCCGCGGTGTGCACTTAAATTTTGAAAGCCGTGATAAAAATTGTTCTTAACTCATGGAAAATGTCCCAGACTATGCTTTACCTCAAAGAAAGAAAAGAGTGCGTTCCCGCACTAAGAAGGTGGTTTCAAAAGCTATTGCAGAAGGCGCACCAGCACCAGTTGTTGTTCAACGTGTTCGCCAATCCGTTGCTGAACGTAAAGTTGCTTCAACTGGTCCTGGTTTCGGAGGAAAAACTCGTCGCACGCGTGGAAATTTCGGAAGTATCCCAATGGGACCACGAGGCTATACTCAGTATAAGCCAGATTTTGATTACCGTGGAACGAAGTACTCTACCCTCGGCGATAAAGGGTCTGTTCAGAAAGAGCTTGGTACCAAACGTAGAGTTAATGCTGGTACAAAGTATGCTTTATCTCTTATGGATCCAGAGAAGTTCTCGTTTGATACGAAAGTTCCAGATTCTTTTACTGGTAAGACTGCTGCTTTTAAAGTCAAAGTGAACATTAATGTCCCTTTGTATGCTGCCAGTTATGGTCCTGACTTTCCTGTTGGAGGATTTTTATCTTGGATGTGTCCTTCTTTTGAAACCCCTATTCGTTATATGCATGAGTTCAATGTCCCTGCTAATGATTGTTGGTCTTTAACTATTCAGAAGGAGAATGGAAACTGTGGTTTCTTTGATCTTCAAGGTGATGCTGGTACTGCTGCTGAGTTCGATAAGTCTTTGACTTTGCAATTGGCTAGTGGTACACAGACTCCCATTCCTGTTAACCTTTGTGGTAACGTTGTTATGGGAGCATCTGATCCTTCTAATGTTTCCCCACCTTTTATTAATAACTTCGGTCCTGATGGTTCTGTTTTTTATGGCTATTCCATAAATTTAACCACAGCCGTAGTTACTGTTGCTGGTCAATGTGATGTGTTTGGAGCCACTGTTGCTAATTTTCTTTCCTTAGTGGTTGTTAATAGCACTGGTGTTGTTCTCACAGCTCCTTTGGCAATCAATCCTCAGGGTAATATTTCTGGTAATTTGCTTTCTGTTGCTTTTAATGCGCCCCATCTTGGAAATGACATGGTTGGCTTTCGTTTAACAATGAATGCTGGCATGGCATACCTTAATAATACTATGAATTTTTCTTCTCTAGCTATTAAGTTTCAGTGGGGTGGTGTTTCTGACCCACAGTTTGGTTGGATGCCAGTTCAAATGCCTTCTTATACTATTGCTGCACAAACTTTTAATCGTTATAGGTTTGTTGCCGGCTCTCATTTGTTATCTTTCTTTGGTAGTGATTTGCAAAATGGAGGTCAAATTGCTGCGAGGTTATGTTATGGAGGTGTACCTGCCACACGTGAGTATGACTCTGAAAGTAATACTTATATGTGGCAAATGATTGGAATAGGATCAGCCCCTCGTGGGTATGGTCCTAATGCCGTCAAAAACGGGGCTTATACTTTTTGGTTGCCTATGGCCGAACGTGATTTAGAGCTCAAGGATATTCCAGGTGATACTGGTTTTTCCTCTGCTCAAATGATTACGTCTGGTGTAACCAGTAATGTTATCCCCGGAGGTCCAATGAATACTATTAGAGCTCGTTATGTTATGTGTTATGAGTGTACTACCACGCATCAAATCATACCTGTTTCTGATTCTCCTGAAAACCCCTCTGTCATTAAGCATTTGAAGACTATTGTTAAAGACTCAAGTATTGAAACTTCTATGGAAAATTTAACTCATCAACAAATTGTAGAGTGGTCTACTTTGCCACTTGATATATTGAATGAGAATGTTCCTAAGCTTTTAAACTTGGTACCCAATCTTGCTAAGGCCATTGGTATGTTTTTCTAGTCTTATCTCCCTCCCTTACCTATGTTTTCTTTTAGATTCATAGAAGATAGGTTTTCTAACACTTTGTGTTTTCCTATATTATTTCTTTTTCTTGTCGGTCGAATTTTAGGCGTTAAATATATAAATAAACAAAAACAACACAAAAACATTACAAAATATTTATATATACTGCTAGTTTAATTCCCA